ACGAAGTACCGCTTTTCCGCCATTAGATATCACATCCTCGTAAAGTGCTTTACCCTTAAGGTTTTCAGCTTTTATTCCTGAGCTTGCTTTTTCAAGCTCACCGGTAACTAACCAACTAAGTTCAGCACCAGTGTCTAATGCGCATTGCACTATTGCATTGCCAGGCACTTGCCCCCGCTGCATCCAGCCAGCAACGTTGCTCTTAGCAATACCAAGATGTTCTGCTAGCTCTTTCTGCATGCTAAACCCGTAAGCTGAAAGCATCCGCTCCAAAACATCCGCACCAACAGCTTTTTCAATACGCATTACACACCTTGAATTTGATTTTCTTGTTTACAGATAAGAAAAACGGATCTAAAGTGTACACACACCACATGCAACACCGTAGAACACAACAACTAACGAGAGATATTGCTTTATGCATACTGAAAATGCAAACAGTCACAGTGCATTTGACTTAGTACAATCTAAAGAATTAATTGCTAATGTCGCTGCAATTTTAATGCCCACCATAAGCGAAGCTGTTAACGATGCCGTAAACAAAGCTGTCACGTTAGCAACATCACCAACTATGTCTAAGCAAGACTTCGCATCTGCTAACCGCATCAGCCTGTCTGTGCTGGAGAAATGGATTGCTAACGGAGTTGTGCTGCTCGCCCCTACCCCATCCTTCACCTACACACAGAACCGCACCAACCGTAAGACCGGTGAAGTGGTAGAAACCACCATGACCAAACATGGCAATCCGCTTATCAATGTTGCTGCCTGGCGCGAAAAGAATCGTCAACAGGCAATCAAATGTCGCTACATCAAACCATAACTTGATTTTGCAAGTTGAGGGCTATTTGCACATGTTTGATTTCAAGGTTTCTACCCATGCGCATTATGACGATGCCTGCCGTAAATTCGCTTTATCACACAACATGGAAGACGTCGCTAAGCAATCCGGAATGCGCGCCCAAACTCTGCGTAACAAGCTCAACCCAGATCAGCCACATCAGCTGACAGTGCATGAGGTTCTGACGCTTACCGATGTCACAGAAGACGCGACGCTCATTGATGGCTTACTTGCGCAAATCCAGTGCTTGCCTTGCGTGCCGGTCAACGAAGTTGCCAACGACAAACTGCCGCTCTATGTGATGAAAGCCACAGCCGAGGTTGGTCAGTTAGCGGCTGGCGCGATCTCCACTGAGCAATTGAGCGCTAGCTGCAAACGTAGCCTGCTGCAAAACGTTAACAGCGGTATTCGTTGTTTAACCCTCGCCGCACTGGCCGTCCAGGCACGCATACAGGCAAACCCAGCTTTGTCTTCAACAGTCGATGCGATCAGCGGTCTTGGCGCGTCATTTGGCGTGGTTTGAGGTGCAGTCATGATTTCATTTGCTGCACAGCTCAAAAGACAAAACCCGTCAATGTCCTACGGACATGGCTGGATTTTAGGTGACAACGGTAAGCGCTGGCATCCGGTTAAAGAGGTTTCATGCGCACCACGATCTCAAGCAACACCCAAGAGAGGCAAATCATGGCTATCGAAGGCGATTCAATGCTTGTCGAACTGAGCGCCGGTCAACGTGTCGCGGCACTCAACCACGTCGCCTTGTTGCGTTCGCAATTTAAGGGCAGCAACAGTGAAAAGGATTTAACGCGATTCTTTGACTCAATGCGTGATGTAAGAGACAGCAACTACCAGGACAATAAGCGCGCTCTGAGTGCCATCTTCTTTTTGGCAAATATTGGAAAAGACCGACACAACGCTGATTTTAACGAATTAAGCACCGATGAAAAAACCGCTGTCATTCGTGCAATGAACCAATTAAAAGCCGTCGTGAGTTTATTTCCTAAGCGAATGACGTTTTCTAACTAAATAACCTAAAGCAATTAACTGGCGTAAACCCGCCGGGATTCACTTTGCCCAAAAACAGGAAATTATATGCTGAATAATTCATCCCAACCTAAACAAACGGCTTCATACATCGTTCTCGACATGATGCTGAATGATGCGCGTAAAGAAGAACGTCGCGGTCGTGCTGACCTAATGGTCAACCGTCTGAACATCCTCGCTGCGAAAATCCGGCACGACGAATTATCGCCGATTGAAGCCGCTGAGCTGCTCCATCAGGAAATCGAAAGAATCCAAACACAAATCGCGGAGATGCACTGATGGCTGATTCAATGGATTTTGTGCAGCAGCGCACTGAGGAAATGCTCGAACGTAACATCGCGCTCATCGTTAACCGTGCCCCTGCGATTAGCGCTTCTTTCTGCGAAGACTGTGACGCCCCAATTCCTGAATTGCGTCGGCGCGCCTATCTTGGCGTTACTCGCTGCGTTTCTTGTCAGGAGATTGAAGAGCAGCGCGGAAAACATCTGCAGGCCAAAGCCTGATGACAGAGAATTATGCTTACCCGTGGAGTGCTCCACGGGAAGCCATTGCCAGTCCCTATCCTACCTATCAGGAACTGCGAAGCCGCGATCAATTGATTGCGGCTTTGGCGCATGCTGAGCAGTTACTCGCTCAGCAGCCAACGCTGATTCAGCTCGATGTCAGGCGGCGCGTCGCCGAACTGGAGAAATCACAGGGCATTGCCCGTGCCAATGCGTACTTAACAAAGACTTTCGTTGAGCGCACATTGCCACGCGTCGAATGTGTGAATACAAAATATCGGCTCAACGAAATGAAGGCCGGCACGTTTAATGTGCTGACAGAAAACGCCACTAAGGATATCGGTGCGGCGAGAGTGTGCGGCGCGCTATGGGAGTTAATGCGTCGTTTTAACCGCTTGCCGGATATGGCTCGCGCCGATGTTGATTTGCTGGCTGGCGACATTGCCAACTTTGCCCTGGCTGAACTGGTGCAGGCGCATGCTCAATCTGACAACGAATCAGATTATAAATACACGCACCGCATTTACATGACCGCCGCCACCATCACTCGCGAGTTTAATCAGACACCGCCATTGTGGGAAAAAGTCACATCACGCCTATTCGATCCGGAAGAAGTCACCCCCGCGGTTATGCGCATGCAAACCGAGAAATGGTGGAAAGGCCGCCTGCGTCGTATCGCGGCATCATGGCGTGAACATCTGCAAATCGCCCTCGCCAACGTCAGCAAAAAACATACGCCCTATGCCAGCAATATGACGGTGTCGGAATGGCGCGAGCAAAAGCGCCGCACGCGTGAGTTTCTTAAAGGACTTGAGCTGGAGAATGAGGAAACCGGAGAGAGGATCAGCTTAATCGACAAGTTTGATTCCAGCGTGTCGAATCCCGCCATTAAGCGCTGCGAGTTGATGAATCGCATTCGCGGTTTTGAAAACATCTGCAACGAGATGGGATTTGTTGGTGAGTTTTATACGATCACCGCGCCTTCTCGCTACCACGCCACAATCAAGACCGGTCATCGTAACCGCAAGTGGAATGGTGCCAGCCCGGCAGACACGCAGCGTTATCTGTGCAACGTGTGGCAGAAAATTCGCGCCAAGCTGCATCGCGAAGAAATCCGCATCTTTGGCATCCGTGTTGCCGAACCCCATCACGATGCAACTCCACATTGGCACATGCTGATGTTTATGCTGCCTGAAAATGTTGATCGGGTGCGTGAGGTGATCAGCGACTATGCATGGCGTGAAGATGGCGCTGAACTAACCACCGAAAAGGCCCGCAGAGCGCGCTTTCATGCCGAAGCCATCGATCCCGATAAAGGCAGCGCCACCGGCTACGTAGCGAAATACATCTCAAAAAATATTGATGGCTACGCGCTCGACGGCGAGCTGGACGACGAGAGCGGTAAAGAGCTGAAAGAAACTGCTTCAGCCGTTTCGGCATGGGCAGCACGTTGGCACATTCGCCAGTTCCAGTTTATCGGCGGCGCGCCGGTCACGGTCTACCGCGAGTTGCGTCGCATGGCCGACAGCGAAACCGCTCACGGACTCAGCATCGAGTTCGCTGCTGCGCATGACGCAGCAGATGCTGGCGATTGGGCAGGCTATGTTAACGCACAAGGCGGCGCATTTGTTCGTCGCGATGAACTGGCCGTGCGCACCTGGTATCAACCGAGCGAAGATCTCAACGCTTACGGCGAAGAAACCGTGCGCATCAAAGGCGTGTATGCAACAGAGGCTGGCGCAGATACGCCGATTATAACCAGACTGACCCAATGGAAGATTGTGCCAAAGCGTGCCGTTGATTTGGCCGTTGAAGTTAAGGGCGCGTCCGCGTCCTCTTGGAGTTCTGTCAATAACTGTACGGCCCCGCCGGATGATGATCCCCCTATCGACTTCACGCGCTCGCCGAGGCGTGCCGAGAGAAGACGTATTTTGAAGAGATTGCATGAAAGCACGCCTGCAAAACCGCGAATAAAACGACAGGCGCCGGTTTCTGATAAATATCGCGATCAACGTAAGCAGCTGAAAGACAGTTTTTATGATGTCTCACGCCTAACCCTTTCCGAAGGTGAAGTTACGCGCATGATGATGGGGCACAAGCTCAAAGTTGGCGCGCAAATATTCTGGAGTGGAACAAGCGGCCATCTTTTCGTTGAACGTAGAAAACCTTCTACCGCCCTGCAGCGGTTCGATGCATTGGCCGCTCAGCATCGAAAAGGCAGTAATGTTCAATAATGCATCGGTCGGACAAATCCGAGCCATACGATTGTTTACGATTCCTTAACGCCATGATACTGTTTATACATACAGTGTATTTTATTGATAAGGAGTTAATTAGCTGATGGACATCGATAATCTGAGCGAGACCGTTGCCAGAATCCAATTTGTAGCCGACGTATCACTCATCGCACACTGCAAGGAAGATGAATTGAAAATGGCCCTGTCGATGATCAGTGACATGGCCGGTTCGATTGACACCTCACTTTACCAGGACGCTATCTACTGCCAGGCCGAATGATCGCCTGGAAGTTTCAGCGCTGCGACTAAGCCACCGTTTCGGTGGCTTTTTTGATGCTGCAGCAGAACGCATGTAGGTGCGTGATTTCGCATGATCCAATCAGGATCGCTTATCGCCCTTCTACCCGCGGCTGGCGCGGTATGAGGTGTGGCATGCAGATGCATTAAAAACGATGCATGAAGCGGGCAGGCGTGGCGGGGATAGCATTGCGCGCCAATGCGTTTAACAAATAAAAAATAGATTTTAATAAGAAGGTTGGTCGTGATAGTTTGCCAATAGGATTAATCTGTTTCGCATAACCTGTAACCAACTGGACGGGAAGAAGGATGATGAAAGTCAGCTTAGATTTAGTAATAAATAGTGGCGATGAAGATGTTGACATGGAATATGCTTTGCAAACCTTATTAGCTGCGTCAGGTGTG